GTTGGGGCCGACTTTGATTGCAGTACTGTATTTAAAAAGGGAGGCATGGTTGAAGACGAAAGTAAATGCGGTGGATGCCTCGACGGTTACGACCCTGACGTTAATAACGAAGGTGGTTGTGTGCTTGCGCCTGTTGACTGTGGCGAACAAGTATGGGATGAAATAGCAGGAGAGTGTGTAGACCCTGATCCGGGGTTTGTTGAAGGTGGACCCTGTAAAACAGAGGGTGGCGACAGTGGTACGTATGATGCTGAAGGCGCTTGTGTTGCTGACCCTGTAGAACCAACGCCCTGTAGTAACAATGCCACTATAGAGTCTGGATGTGAAACATGTGAAAACGGTAGTTTACCTAGTGCCCATGAAAACGGTGACTGTAGCCAACCCTTAATACCAACACAAGTAACGTGTCCTGACAATACTCCTAATAAAGGACAGGTGGTTGACAAGTTAAGCGACTGTGGTGAACCTACTAACCCCTCTGGATATGATTGTACTCAACCTAAGCCATCAGGGTTTACTTTTTCAACAGTAGCGTGGAACCAAAACTGTGAAGTAACACACTGTACAGACGGCACTCTAAAGGATGATGCTGAAGGGTCTAACTGTCCCGGATATGTAGCTCCTGTAGCGCCTTCAAATAACTGTGGTCAACAGGACAGGGTAGAACGTCCAGACGGCTCATGTGGAGAGTGTCTACCGGGTTTCATAGAAGATCCGCAAGGGTTTGACCAGTGCATCCAAGCGCCTCCTGAGTGTAGCGACTGTAGCTGTGCTGAGTACGCCTTAGAGAACCCTGAGGAATGCGCTACTGAGACTCCTGAGCCTCCTCCAGAAACAGGTGGTGGCGGTGGTGGCGCTAATGCAAGCGGTTACGCTAGTCCTCCTCCTGATATTTCTTATCAACTTGCGGGTGATCCTCAGTTACTAGACAGACAAAGGTTTGCTGGAGTACAACAAGGGCTATTCTCAAGACCACAACCAACTTTATTTGGTAGTAAGGCCCGTAGTGAAACATTGAAAAACTTCCCCATAGCAGAGTTCTTGTCACAAAGTGGAGTCTTTAAAGCATGATGACATATTTAAATTTAGTTAACAATGTGCTTAGACGCCTCAGAGAAGATGAGGTTACTAGTGTATCAACAAACACCTATAGTAAAATGGTAGGTGACTTTATTAACGATGCTAAACAATTAGTAGAGACTGCTTGGGACTGGTCAGCACTTAGAACATCTGTCTTAGTTACAACTGAGAAAGACATAGTGACTTATTCTCTAGCAGGTACGCAGGATAACGCTAAATCATTAGATGTTATTAACGACACATCTGATGTATTTATGAGTTACCAAACTCAACATTGGTTTAATCAGCAGTACTTACCTAACACAGCGGTCTCAGGATCTCCTACGTTTTACACTTACAGCGGCATTGATGCTAATGGGGATACTCAAATTGATATGTACCCTAAGCCTGACGGGAAGTATAACATTAGGTTTAACTGTGTTATGCGAGAGCAGAACTTAGAGAATGATGATGATAAACTAAGGATTCCTAGTCAGCCTGTTATTCACACGTCGATAGCTCTGTTAGCTCGTGAACGCGGTGAGACAGGAGGTACTTCAGCGGCTGAGTACTTTGCTATTGCTGATAAGTACGTATCTGATGCTATTGCTCTAGATGCCGCTAAACACCCCGAAGAAACAATTTGGTACACCCCTTAAGGAGACTAGTGTATGGCACAGCCCTTACAAAGTATTAATCTAGTTGCTCCCGGATTCAAGGGAGTTAATACAGAAGACTCTCCTATTGCACAGGACTTTTCCTTTGCTGATGTGGCTGATAATGCTGTAATCGACAAACGTGGACGAATTGCCGCACGTAAGGGTGTGCGCTTGTACACTAAAGACAGAAGTCTTTTGGGTGACAGTTTTGCTGATAAAGTACACTTCTTTTACGATGATGCAGGCAACGAAGAAATCTTTGTAGCTGGAAACAACAAGATATTTAAGGCCACCACAGTAACTAAACCAAATGACACCTTAGTGGACATTACTCCTGCTGGTTACGCTATCAGTGATAATAACTGGCGTATTGTAAACTTTAACGATGAGGCTTACTTTTTCCAGAGAGGTCAAGAACCTTTAGTATACAGTGACGCTAATGGTCTTCAGACCTTTGGTGAGGCCACAGGCACAGCAACTGACCTTAGTTTATACTGTAACGAGGTCTTAGCCGCCTATGGTAGGCTGTGGGTTGTAGACACAGGTACGAATACACAGACTATCTATTGGTCTGACCTTTTAATAGGCACAGACTTTACCGGAGGCTCCAGCGGATCTTTAGATGTGTCTGAAGTTTGGCCTGATGGATACGATGAAGTGAGGTCTATTGTGGCCCACAACGATTTACTTATTATATTAGGTAAGCACAGTATTCTTGTGTACTCTGGTGCTGTGAGTCCAGCTAGTATGGAACTTAGTGATACAGTAGCGGGAGTAGGGTGCATCTGTAGAAACTCTGTTCAACACATAGGTTCTGACGTACTCTTTATGTCTGATGATGGTCTGAGGTCTTTTGGCCGTACTATCCAAGAGAAATCTATGCCCTTGTCAGACTTAAGTACTAACGTGCGTACTGAGCTTGTAGAATTAATTGATAACAGATCTTGTGCTACTGAGTCAGCCTATAGTCCTGAACATGCGTTTTACTTAATTGCTTTCCCAGATCAGAACACGGTTTACTGCTTTGACTTAAAAGGTAAACTGGAGAACAACTCCTTTAGGGCTACTAGATGGCCGGGATCTAAATTTAAGTCGTTCAAACGTAAGAACACAGATGGTACACTTTTGATAGGTACGGCAGACGGACTAGGGTACTACGATGGATTTTCAGATGAAATTAACGAGGCGGGCACTATTGTAGCTACTGCGTACTTATTTAGGTACTACAGCCCTGCGTTGACCTTTGGTGATCCGTCTAAGCTTAAGTTTCTTAAGAAGCTAAGACCTACCCTAGTTGGCGCGAATACTGCCACAGTTTATCTAAAGTGGGCCTATGACTTTAATACTGTGTATAGTACAGCAGAGTTTACTGTAGGTAATCAGATTCCTTATTACTTTAATCAGTTTCCTGCGGAGTACATGGTAGCTGAGTTTACAGGTGGTAACACAACTACTAGAACACCTATTAACGCATCAGGTAGTGGCTCTGTAGTAACTATCGGCTTAGAATCAGAAATCAACGGGTTTGCTTTGTCTCTCCAAGAAATTAACGTATTAGCACTTATGGGTAAAACATTATGAGTAATTACACAAAGACAACTAACTTTGCCACTAAGGATGCTTTACCTTCTGGAGATCCTGCAAAGATTGTCCAAGGTACAGAGTTTAACGTCGAGTTTGACAACATTGTTACTGCTATTGCATCTAAGGCAAACTCTGGTTCACCCTCTTTTTCAGGGGATGTAACCGTAGATAACTTAATAGTAACAGGGGATGTTACAATGGTTTTAGATGATAGTGACAACGTACTGATAAACGGGGGTACTTACTAATGGGAATCTTGAGTGATCTTTTAGGGGGTTTTGCGACTGATTTATACGACGAAATTCCTGAGTCCATTACAGACCTGTATACTACTGATCTGGAGCAAATAGCGTCCCCTGATATGACGTTTAAGCCGTTTACGGTTACTGCTAACACGGGTAACGTAAGCACTACGGCTGATGGTAGTACCGCCTTTTCGCTGTCCCCAGAGCAACAGGCTTTACAACAGCAGTTATTTAGCGGTGCGGGTAGCCTCTTTAGCAACGCGGCCATGAGTACCGCAGGACGTGAGCAAGAGATATACGACAGGATAAGGGCAACGCAGTCTCCTGAGGAACAACGCCAGCGTCTTATGATGGAAGAGCGTTTACACAATCAGGGACGCCTAGGTGTTCAAACTAATATGTTTGGGGGCACTCCTGAAGCGTTTGCTATGGAACAAGCACAGGGTGAAGCAAGGAACAAAGCAATGCTCGTTGCGATGCAACAGGCGCAAGCAGAGCAACAACAACAGGCTACCTTAGGTGGTCAGTTTATGGAATCAAGTTACCTACCACAGGCTCAACTGTTGGCTTCCTTAACTCCTTCTCTTGATGTAGCTAGTATGGCTGATGTAGCGCGAAGACAGCAGGGTGAGTACGATCTTGAAACTTCTTTGGCCAACCTCTCTGGTAGCTTAGGACAACAGGCCGCGCTGGGCAACTTGTACGGCTCAATGTTTAGTGGTGCTGGAGGATTACTTGGATCAATAACTGGAACAACAGGCGACATTGCCGGAGAAATCATAAAGAAACTACCATTTAGCGATATTAGGTTGAAAGAAAACATCACTAAAGTAGGTTCACTTGACAGCGGTATTGGCCTGTACACTTGGAGTTGGAACGAGGAAGGCAAGCGCCTTGCTGGTGATACTCCTACGGTTGGTGTCCTTGCTCAAGAGGTTCAGCAAGTTATGCCAGAAGCGGTTATCCGTGGCGATCACGGCTATCTGACAGTCAACTACTCAAAGTTAATTTAAGGAGCGCAAGCAATGGCTATTAGGAACTACGACATTGGCGGTATGCTTGCCCGAAGCGGTGAGAGTATAGGACAGCAGATTAGCCAAGGGGTTGACAAATTTGGTGAAGGAATCGGCGGTCTGATAACTGGTGTTGGTACAGGGGTAGCAGAAAACATCGACAGGCGAACAAAAGAAAAGACGGCTGAAGAAGTACAGAAGTTGCTTCAGCAAAACGCTAACAATCCTCCACAGTTAAACTCATTAGGGCAAAAGTACCAGTCTGAGGGTAACAACGACATAGCTAATATGTTCTTTGATGCGGCTAAGGCGGCTACTGCAAAAGAAGCTACAGGACAGCAGAGAGGCGTACAGGGTGGTTTGGCGGCTATAACACAAGCGGCAAGCCGTGGCGTATCCCTAGAAGATCTAAGGGAGGCTCAAAGCTCTGTGTTGGCGCAGGGTGGTACAAACGAGCAGATTATGAAGGCGTACAAAGATGGTGTTGAGTTAGGCAAGAAGCCCGAGCGCAATACCGCAAATGTTCCTGCGGGTGGTACTATTGTGGATACAGACACGGGAGATGTTATCTACCAAGCCCCGTTTAAGCCCGAGGCTGGACCCAAGACGGGAATTAAGACGGTTACGCGGGACGATGATTCTATTGTTGTTCTAGATGACCAGTCTGGAGATGTAATTCAGACAATCCCAGCGCCCGGAAAAGGAACAGGTAACCAAGAGGCTTCACTACAGTTAATTCAGCAGACTACACAACTCCTGAGTGACATTACGGAACTTAAGGATATCGGTTGGAGCGAGTCTGGGTTTATCGGTGGAATGTCGTCAATGGTTCCGGGTGCGCCCGCCTATGACCGCGAGAAGGAACTTTTGACTCTCAGAGCTAACTTAGGTTTTGAGCAGATCAACGAGATGAAGAGACTCGCGGCTGAGTCAGGAGCCTCTGGTACTGGCTTGGGACAAATCTCTAACATTGAATTTATGTCCCTACAATCTACCATTGATGCTATTTATCCGGGGATGGGAAAACAAGCCCAGATAAAGGCTCTAGAGAACATAGAGAGGCATCTACAGGTAGTACAGAAGCTGGCCTCTGGTGTGGCATCTGATGATGCTATTGACTGGCAACGGCCTGAGTACAAGGCTAGAGGATATCACAAGGACACTGAGACGGGTACTGTGTTCTACGCCCCTGAAGGAAGATCAGGAACCGTATACAAACTGGTTGACGGCAAGTTCGTTAAGATAGGAGGGTAGCTATGTCTCTTGATGAAGACATGGACGCGTTTAACAGAGCCTTTAGCAGTACTGCCGAGGGTCAGCCTCTGATTTCTGAGGAGAAAAAGAAAGATCTCGTTATGGATGATGAGTCAGCTTTAGACAGGGCTATGGAGTCTGACGCTGTTGATTTAGATAACTCTGACGTACAGACAGAGGAAGACTCGCTGTGGGACAGATTCTTTGCTGAACCTTACGAGAGAGGAGTACAAAGGCAGTCTGAGACATTTGAGAGAATGGCTAATACTATGCAGGCGGGGTCTGCGGAGGGTATTAAGGCCGCATTAAATGATCCAGAGGTTCTAAAGGAGCAGTACCGAAATAGGACTAACATACCTTCAGTACTCCTACAGACCGTCACTACGCCTCTCAGGATAGCCTTTGACTCTGCGTCAGAGATGGTGTCTTTTGGTGTAGGTAAGGGAGTAGGGTTTTTACCTGAAGGACTACGTGAGGGGGCCGCAGAGCAATTTGCAGCTCTTATGG